GCTAGATTTATTATCAGACAGCAACAACGATTTGCTACTGGTATAAAACGTGGCTTTATTACACACCTACAGTTAAAGGGTCTATGGGATAAGCTTGACCTTACAGATAATAATATTGCTATTGAGTTTAATGTCCCTACAAATTTCTATGAAATGCGTGAAAGTCAAAGACTTGAACAAAAAGCAAGTAACTTTAATGCGATTGCAGCTAACGAGTTTGTTTCAAAGACATATGCTCAAAAGAAATACTTACAATGGAAGGATAAAGATATTCTCGCTAATAGAGAATTCCTTCGTAAAGATGCTGAGCTTCAATGGGAGCTACAACAGATCGCTACGCTTGGTCCTGCCTGGAGAGAGCAAATTATCGCTGCTGATGTAACGGGTGGCGCTGAAGCTGGTGGTGGTATGGGTCCAGAAGCTGGTGGTAGTCTAGGTGGTGGAGGAATGCCTCCTCCATTCGGCGGTGGTGAAGCAGCTGTAGGTAGTGCTCCAGAAGCTGGTAGTGCTCCAGAAGCTGGAGGACCCCCTCCACCAGAAACTCCTACTCCAGCAGCATAATAGATAAATACTTATATGGCTTTAGCTTGTGAAGTATTACCAGTATCTGCGTTTCAATCTACTAATTTAAATAATAAGCTTGAAACGTTTGGAGATTTATCTGATAGAATTAAAAGAGCTCTTGGTTATCCTTTAATTACTTTAGAGGTTCATCAAGATCAACTCTTTCAAAATATACAGATAGCATGTGAATACTTTTCCAAGTTTGCAGGGTTTACCACAGAGTATCTTATTTTTAGTTCTTCTCTATACGAAAAAAATAAAGGTATAAGACTTGATCATCTATTTACTCTCGCTAAAGCTGGACTTACAGATCAGCAAAAAGTAGCTGATGCTCCTGTATGGACTGGAGCTGACTTTACTATTGAAACACCAGCAACAGTTTATATAGCAACATCAGCGCTTAGCACATCTATATTCTCAGGTTCATCAGCTTTATCCAGCGTATTTACTACAGGGTTGACAGAGTTTGAAATTGTAGATCTACCATTATATACAAAAATTGTATCTTATAATCCATCCCTTACAGGTATATTCAGAGAATCTGTATCTAATAAAGTTTCACTACAAGCGCAAGAGACAACCGCAACGCAATACTCCAATGTATTCGACTATGATATAATGGATTATAGAAAGGTAACAGCCGTTGTAGATTTTGAAGAAGGATCTAATCAAGGTATTAACTCACTTTTTACTTTAGAGCAAACATTAGCTCAACAAACATATTTTAGTTACTCAATGGGTAATTATGGATTTGATTTAGTATCATGGTACTCTATGAAAGAATGGATGGAGACTCGTGAGAAGGTTCTTGCAACGCGTAGAGATCTTAAGTTCGATCCAAGAACACAATACTTACAAATGTATCCACAGCCAGGTTCAAGTAAATTTTATGGTGTTATTTCTTGTTATTTGGAAAGACCGTTACGTGATCTTGTTAAAGAGCAGTGGGTATATGAATATGCATTAGCATTAACAATGATTGTTATCGGTAGAGTTAGAGGTAAATTTGGCGGTGTTGCTATCCTTGGTGGTGGTACACTTAATGCAAGCTTATTAGAAGAAGGTACAGCTAAGAAAAAGGAATTAGAAGATATGCTTACATCCGGTGCATCTGCTGGATTTGGGGATTCGGATCCATGTATGTTCTTCGTAGGGTAGGGTCTTTTCTAGAGATTTTATCGTATATGTATCACCGATACCATAAATATTGGTATGAAAAGACATTTTCTTTTATTAAAAGAACATAAAATAACAGGATTAAAATATCTTTGCTATCATAACGGAACGAGAGAGAATTGCTTTAAGTATAACGGCTCTGGCAAGTACTGGACAGCACATTTAAAGAAGCATGGTTATAAAATTAGTACTGTTATACTTGAGACAAAAGATACAAGGGAAGAATTAATAGAATACGGATTAAAATATTCCAAATTATGGGATGTTGTTAAGTCAAAAAATTACGCTAACCTTATAAATGAAGACTGTAACTCAACGAGTGAACCTCTTCAACGTATAGATGTTCGAGAGAAGCGTAATGAGGCATTTAAAGAGGGAATACGTTTATACGGTCAAACCGAAAAAGAAAAAGAAAGGAATAAGATAGCTACAGCTATAATGCAAACACCTGAAGTCCGTAAAAAAGCAGCTAATACTCTCAGAACGAGACTAAGCACAGGTAATAGAACTAAAAAGGAACGACAAAGAAGTATAAATCAAAGTATACGTATTAAAGAATATGGATTTACAGAAGCAGAGATTAAAGCTCAAAAAGAAACAAGCTTACGTCAAGTTGGTAAAACAATGAAAGAGCGTCTCAATGATCCTAATTATATTGATCCACGAAAAGGTAAATCTGCAAAAGAAATATTTGGTGATACATATAAAGGACCATGGAATAAGGGAAAGACAGTAGATGAATTAAAAGGGCAAGATTATCTAGATCCAAGGTGTAAGCCTTTTACAATTACATCACATTTAGGTACATACAAGTATAAAAATGAACGAGAATTTTTATCTGAGACGAAATTCTCACAACCAACATTAACAAAATTAAAACGTAATGGTAAATATGTAGTGAAGCGACAATCTAATACTATACACGGCTTTAAGCATGGTGAAACAATTTATTATAACGAATTAGGATGAGCTCTAAATACAGACAAGGTGTGTTTACACCTATTAATAAAGGTAAATTTATAGGTACAACTGCTTTCTACAGGTCCGGTCTCGAGCTTAAGTTTATGAGATTCTGTGATAATAATCCTAATGTAATAAAGTGGGGGTCAGAGAATGTTGTTATACCGTATTTAAGCGCGTTAGATGGTAGAGCACATAGGTATTTTGTTGATAACTTTGTAACTATAAAGGAAGGTAATGCTGTAAAGCATTATTTAATTGAAATTAAGCCTTCGAAGCAGACACAGGAGCCAAAAACTAAATATAAAAATAAGGAACATCTAATATATGAGCAGTCAGCCTGGATTGTTAATCAGGCAAAATGGGTAGCAGCTAAAGAGTTCTGTAAGAAAAAAGGATTAGACTTCTTAATCCTTACTGAAAAGCACCTTAATTGATAGATTTTAACGTAACTTACATAAATATACATATGGCATTAAAGCTTAATCTACTAGTAGAAAAACCGGCGCTCGACGATCAATTTGAATACGTTGTTGAGGAAAGCAATAGAAATGCACCATCAACTCTTTTTATCAAAGGACCATATATGATGGCAGAAGGTGTAAATAAAAATAAACGTTTATACCCTATTGACGAGTTACGAAAAGAGGTTCAGCGATATAATGAAGAAATGATTATCCCAGGTAGAGCGATGGGTGAACTTAACCATCCTACTACAGCAGATGTTGATCTTGAACGTGCTTGTCATATGGTAACAGAGATGTATGAGGATAATAATGTCTTCTACGGTAAGTCAAAAGTACTTTCTACACCTTGTGGTCTTATTGTTAGATCTCTTATTAATGATGGTGTTAAGGTTGGTATGTCTTCAAGAGCACTCGGTACACTAGAAGAAGGTTCTTCACACAATACAGTTAGAAATCTTAAGCTTGTTGCTGTTGACTGTGTAGCTGATCCATCATTTCCAAAAGCTTTTGTTAATGGTATTCTAGAATCGAAACAATGGGTTGTTGCTACTAATGGTAAATTTGAAGAAGTTTATGAAAACTTCGAAAAATCAATTTCAAAGCTACCACGTAAAGATATGGAATTTTTCCTCCGTGAGCAAATCTTAAAATTCATCCAATCTATATAAATAATAATATGGCAAAAAAATTAGCTAAAAAAGATTATGATAAAGATGGCAATGTCGAATCACCTAATGATGAGTATAAAGGTGTAAAGGATAAGGCTATTAAAAAAGCTAAAAGTAAGAAGGTTTTAAAAGAAGAACAACACACTGAATCTGAAAGTATTGTTAAGTTTATTAACGCCATTTCTTCTAAAAACTACGCACAAGCTAATAAATATTTAAAAGGTATAGTGGATAGCAAAATTGAAAATCGCATTAGCGCATCCCTAAACGAACCTCTCTTCTAATATGAAAGTCAAGAACATACTACCCGACGAAGCAACACAGATTCTCTCAGAAGAATCTCTACAAGTTATTGAGAGTGCTTTCAGTAAGAAACTTCAATTAACTGTTGAAGCTGCTCTTACCGAACAGGACGATCTTTACTCTAAGAAACTCGAACAACTTATCACCGCTATTGACAAAGACCATACAACTAAATTAAAAAGAGTTGTAGAAGCTGTTGATAAGAGTAACGCAGGTAAGCTTGTTAAGGTTGTTAAAAAATATGAGCGTGAGCTTACAACAGAAGCTACGAAGTTTAAGTCTACACTTACAGAAGCGATTTCAAATTATTTAGAAGAGTTTCTTGACGAAGCTATTCCAACTGAAGCAATTACTGAAGCTACTAAAAATAGAACAGCAAGAGAAGTTCTTGGTAACCTCCGTAAGGTATTAGCTATCGATTCTGCTCTTATGAGTGAATCTGTACAAGGTGCTGTTATCGATGGCAAGAATCAAATTGATACTCTTGCAGCACAAGTTGCAGAGCTTACAAAAGAAAATGCTCTTATTAAAGAAAGCTACTTTAAAACAAAAGCTTCACTCTTACTTGAAACTAAGACATCTAATCTTTCCGATGCAAAGAAAAACTATATTAAGAGAGTCTTAAGTGATAAGTCGCCTAAGTTTATCGAAGAGAACTTCGACTACACTCTTAGATTGTTTGATAAGAAGGAAAAAGAAAATATTGAAGTTCTTAGAGAAGAAGCATTTGCAACACGTAAAGTTAAAGCCGATGCTCCCGTTCTAAGAGAGTCAACAGAAAAAAATAAACAAATTTCAGGAAATCCTTACTTATCTGAGCTCCAGAAGTATAAATAATAAGGTAAAGAGTTTTTAACCCTGAACAATGAGGCCCATCATAGTGGCCTGAGTTAATCGAAAGGAAAAATATATAATTATGAGAAACATACGTCCAACACAATCATTTGTCGACAAGACAAGAGCAGACCAACTTCTTGAGAAGTGGGCACCTATTCTTGACTTTAAGTCAGATTCCGTTAAAGAAATTCGTGATGAAAATACCCGTTTGAACACAGCTATGCTACTTGAGAACCAAGAAGCATGGTGCTTACAAGAAGCTAACACCAATGGTGGTGGCGTTTTTGGAGCTTCAAGCCAAGGTAACTTTAATCCTGGAACAGGTGCAATTAACTCAGCCGACACATATGCGTCGGGTGATGCACGTCTTCCTAAGATCCTCATCCCGATGATCCGTCGTACATTCCCAGAACTTATCTCGAACGAGATTGTTGGTGTTCAACCAATGTCTGGTCCAGTAGGTCTTGCCTTTGCACTTCGTTATACATATCAATCACAGAACCTCGGTTCTGGTATTGATGGTAGCAATGTTGCAACAGGTACAGGCGGTGATGGTCAACGTGCTGGTTATGCTGGTACCGTTGCTAACAGAGAATTAGGTTATCAATATCTTGATACCCGTTTCACTGGTGCATCGTCGCAAAGACTTAGTGGTAG